GGTCGGGTATTGGAACTAAAGACTGAATTTGTCGAGATAAGCGGGCGATATGCAGAGATCAAAGCTGAATTGGATGCGCTGAAGCATGTATCGAGCGTAGTTCAGTCCGCACTTAAGGCGGAACAGGTAATGTAATGTCCTTAAGCTGCAAACAGCGGATTTTCATCGATGAATATTTAAAATGCTGGAACGCAACACAGGCGGCACTTCTGGCTGGATACTCTGAACGTTCCGCAGGATCAATTGGGGGAGAAAACCTTAAGAAACCTGAAATCGCAGCTGAAATCCAGCTTCGCCTGGCAGAATCTGCCATGTCTGCCGATGAGGTCATTCAGGCTATCGGGGAAATTGGCAGAGCCGATATAGGAGATTTTGTAGAAATTGATGAAGGAACTGGACGTATAAAAAATATCGATTTTGGCAAAGCACAAAAGTCTGGCAAGTTGCGGCTGATTAGATCTATTACTCCGACAGCCAACGGATTAAAAATTGAACTGCATGATCGCATGAGAGCGTTGGAGTTGCTCGGCAAGCGATATGGACTGTTTGAGGATAGAGCACAGGAACAGTCAGACGCAGAGAGTGGTCCGTTCTACTTACCGGCAAATGCAATCGCTCCAAGTTTCTATGGCGCTTATCGCGATATCTGTGACCATAAACATACCGAATACGTCCTCAAGGGCGGGCGCGGGTCTACGAAATCATCCTTTACGTCAGAAGTTATCATTGAGCTGATCATTAATAACCCGGACTGGCATGCACTGATTACGCGCCAAGTAAAGGATACTCTGCGGGATTCTGTTTTCTCGCAACTCCAGTGGGCGATTAATTATCTGGGTTTGGCTGACAAATTTCGCTGCACAACCAACCCGCTCGAGATAACCTACATCCCGACTGGGCAAAAAATTTATTTTCGCGGTGGTGATGACCCATTAAAGATCAAGTCAATCAAGCCGCGTTTTGGTTATATCAATATTCTATGGTTCGAGGAACTGGATCAATTCCGCGGAGCCGAGGCGGTACGTTCGATCATCCAATCTGCCATTCGTGGTGGTGATAAGGCGTACATTTTCAAATCATTCAATCCACCCAGGTCGCGTAATTCGTGGGTACTCAAAGAATTGGAGATTCCCAAGCCTGATCGATACGTGCATCACTCGACCTATCTAGATGTACCGCGAGAATGGCTTGGGCAAACGTTTATCGATGAGGCAGAGTTCCTGAAAGAGATCAACCCCAGCGCCTACGAGCATGAGTACATGGGTGTCTCGACCGGTGTCGGAGGTTTGGTCTTCGATAATGTGGAAATCCGAAAAATTACAGACGAAGAGATTACCCAGTTTGACCACGTATTGCATGGCCAGGATTTTGGTTATTTCCCCGACCCGGCTCACTATGCGCGCTGCCATTATGACGCGGCCAGGCTGACGCTGTATATTTTTGGGGAGCTGCGCAGGTGGAAAACATCTAACCGGGATCTATATAGTGCCCTGGTGGACTATGGATTAACTTCCCAAGATATGCTCATTTGTGATTCTGCGGAGCCGAAATCGGTTGCTGATTTGCGCGATTACGGAGTTTCAGCCCGAGGCGCGGAAAAAGGTCCGGAAAGCGTCAGGTACTCCATGAAATGGCTGCAATCGCTGAAAGCGATTGTGATCGACAACGAACGCGCGCCGTATTCAGCAGAAGAGTTTTTGAATTATGAGCACGAGACGGATCGCGACGGTAATTACATATCGGATTACCCAGACGAGAATAATCACGCCATCGATGCAGTGCGGTATGCATGCAATTTAATTTGGCGTCGCCGTGGTCAATAGTGCCGAAAGCGAGCAATTGTGATGTTTTCAAAAATAATCAACTGGATTAAGGACTGGTGGACAAAGATGATAGGAAAACAATCTATAAAACAAGCTGTTGGACAAGATATTGCCATCAGCGACCCAATGGTGAAAGCCCTGGAATCGTGGTCGAAAATGTACGAAAACAAATCCAACTGGCTGAATGATTATGTTAAATCACTCAACCTTCCAGCGGCTATCGCCAGGGAAATTTCGCGCATGGCTACCATTGAAATGGCTATTGCGCTCGATGGCTCAAAACGCGCTGATTATCTTGCAGAACAATTCAATAATGTGATGGGTAAGATACGCGAGGTGATCGAGTTCGGCTGCGCCAAAGGCGGACTGGTATTCAAACCATATCCGGACGGCAAAAATATCAGCGTGGACTACATTCATGCTGATCAATTTTTCCCGATCAGTTTTGATTCCAGTGGACATATTACCGCTTGTGTATTTATTGACCAACGCAAGCAGGGCGATTATTGGTATACGCGCCTGGAGAGCCATCAGATGACCGGCGATGGCTATATTGTCAGAAACTCCGCATACAGGAGCAGCACTAAAGACATACTGGGTGGTCAGGTGTCACTGGAATTGATAGATGATTGGAAGGAGCTTGAGCCAGAAGCGACCATTGTTGGTTTGGATAAGCCGCTATTCGCCTATTTCCGCTATCCGCTGGCTAACAATATAGATCCAAAATCTCCACTAGGCGTGTCGTGTTATGCGGGTGCAACTGACCTTATCAAACAGGCTGACATATTGTGGTCTGACTTAATGTGGGAATTTGAGAGCGGCAAACGCGCCCTGTATGTTGATGCGTCGGCCTTTGACAAGACAGCTGATGACAAGCCAATTATACCAGACAGGCGGCTGTATCGCGCGCTAAATCAGATGGAGTCAGCACAAATAGGAGAACCTGGATTTTATGAGGAGTGGTCACCGGAGTTTCGCGAAGTATCTATCAAGAGTGGACTCAACACCATCTTGCAACGCATTGAGTTCAACTGCGGCATGGCTTACGGCACATTGAGTGATCCGCAAATAGTGGACAAGACGGCAACAGAGATCAAAACCAGCAAGCAACGCAGTTACTCGACAGTGGTCGATGTGCAGAAGGCGATCAAGATTGCCCTTGACGATCTCATTTATGCGATGGATACCTGGGCGACGATCAATGCGCTCGCACCAAAAGGCAAGTACACCGTTACCTACGATTTTGATGATTCTGTGGTTGTGGATAAGGATGCGCAATTGATGACAGATCGACAGACGGTTAGCATGGGCAGTATGGCAAAATGGCGCTATCTCATGCGTAATTACGGGCTGTCAGAAGAAGAGGCGAAAAAGTGGGTTGCTGAAGCGACAGATGAACAACCGAGTGAAACTGATCTATTTCAGGGGGCATAGGGGAAAAATGAACGAAAAAACCGCTAAGAGACTAAGTGGCGTATATGAGATTGTGAATACGGTAAATGGGCATCGATATATTGGGAGTAGTGCCAATATTTCAAAGCGATGGAATGAGCACAAACGAAAAATAAGTGCCTCTTTGATTGGCAATAAACACACATTGGGACAAACCCCCTGGAACAAAGGGAAGACGGGGTTACAGAACCACAGCCAGGAAACGCGACAAAAGATGTCGGAAGCCCACAAAGGGAAACGCTTGACAGAGGAAACGCGACGCAAATTAAGCGAAACGAAAAAAAAGTATTGGGAGGAAAAGCGTCTTGCTAACGAGCGATCAGCTTGACGTATTGATGGAACCCATCATAAATCTTTATCAAGAATTTGAAGAGCGGGCAATCATTGATATTGTCCGCCGCTTGATAAAAATGAACTTTGACAGCCCATCAGCGGCATGGATGGTACAAAGATTATCCGAAAGCGGGATGCTCTATGAGGAAATATTAGAGCGTATTTCCCAATTGACGGGAAAAAGTGAATTGGAATTGCAGAGAATATTTCGTAAAGCCGGAGTAAAAACTCTTCAATTCGATGATGTAATTTACAAGGCAGCAGATCTGCAACCTCTACCTTTGAATCTTTCACCTGCTATGACGCAAGTTTTAGCCGCGGGTTTACGCAAGACACAAGGGGTAGTGCGTAATTTTACACTTACAACCGCTTCTGCTGGGCAAGAGCTATTTATTTCTGTTGCAGATAGAGTATATCTTGAAGTAAGCAGCGGGGCGTTCGATTACAACAGCGCAATGCGGCAGGCGGTCAAACAAGTGGCTTCCCAGGGACTAACCACGATCAACTATGCCAGCGGGCACCGGGATCAACTTGATGTGGCGATGCGGCGCACGCTTCTAACTGGGGTAGGGCAGACGGTTGGAAACCTGCAATTAGCGCGGGCGGATGAGATGGGCTGTGACCTAGTGGCCGTCTCTGCTCATATTGGCGCTCGTAATAAAGGCGTTGGTCCAATGAACCATGAAAGTTGGCAAGGTAAAGTTTATAGCCGGTCAGGAACCAACCCAAAGTATAAGCCATTCATTGAGACGACCGGTTATGGTACTGGCCCTGGACTAATGGGTTGGAACTGTAGGCACAATTTTTATCCTTTTTTTGAAGGAATCAGCGAAAATGCTTATTCTTCTTCCGAGCTTGATTCTTATGAGCGTAAGCGGGTAACCTATCAGGGTCAGGAAATGAGTGTGTATGACGCGAGCCAGATACAGCGAGGGATTGAGCGCAAGATCAGATATTGGAAGCGACAGGCTGGCGGGCTTGAAGCTGCTGGACTTGACAACACTTTTGAGCGATTGAAAATGGGCGAATGGCAAGCAGAGATGCGGCAGTTTGTGAAGGAAACGGGATTGATTCGGCAATCTGAAAGGGAGCAGATTAATGGATTGGGTAAGATACGTGCACTTACTAAAAAAACAGTTGTCGAACAAACAATTGCGAACATACCAGCTTTATCAAATACAGGTCGCAAGATAATAAATATTGGAGAAATAGGAGAAAATATTGCTCCAATAATTCAAAGCCGATCAAGTGCTAAAATAGTTCAAGCAACAGATGATGTACTTAAGCATATCGAGAAACATAAAGATCAATTTGATATCTTAAAAGCAAAGAATATGCTTCCTGAAGTTCTAAACAATCCTAAATTCTTATTTCAAGGGAAGAAAAAAACATCTTTACAATTTATTGAAGATTTTGATGAAAAATATTTTTTGATGATTCCGATTAAATATTTGCCAAATGAACTTTGGCTTGAAACTTTGACAATTGAAGAAAAAGAACGTTTCCTTCGTAGATGGATGAAGAGAGAATTATTGTATAAGCGGGAATAAAAAAGCATCTGGCCGGGCAGGCTAACCGGCATCAATCCCTTGCGGGTAATTGGAGCCTGATTTTCCACCTCAGATGCAATCTCATAGTAACATAGTTATATAAAAAAAACAATCAGAAACATATTCTAAGTCCTTGATAATTGCTTGTATATTTTTTGTGATAT